CAAGCTCTTGCTCGCCTACAAAAATGGTAACCTTGTTTCTCATCGTGCGTTATTTCGGATGTCCCAAGCAATATCAAACGTCAAGGTGTAATTAATGTTTCGGTCGTTAACCTCTTTAAGGTATTGGATTCCAGTATCTTGCGGGTTAACGGTGAACTCTACGCCCTCGTAATTTATAGAGCATTTTTCGCTCATAAGGATTTCACGAATAACGTCGTCGTAGTTCTCGTCCACCCATCCCGTGTTTAGTACAATCGTTTCACGGCTGTTTACGTCAAAGTTGCGATACTGAACTTGTTGCGATACGTTGAAGGGCTGGTTCAACTGCGGCATATAGCTTTCCCGTGTTACGGCTCCGCTTCTTGTTGAAACCTTGAAGAACGTAACAAAGTCGCTAACGCCAAAGCGGTTAATAAACGTAAGACGTACTGGCGTGTACTTGGGTTCGCATACCAGCTCGTAATTGTAGTCGGTAGCATTTTCCTCGTAACCCAATTCGGCAAGTGCCTCACGTAGGCAGGCGAATCCTTCGCACGTTCCACCGTCGGCCTCAACACGTGCTTTGTAATTGACTGCTGCGCTGTCGCTAATAAGGGAAATAGTGTAGTCCTCGGTTGGAACAACGCCCAAGAAAGAATCTATACTTGCGGGGCCTGCGGGAATGTAGATTACCTTTTGCGTGGATTCTGTGCTTGTGTTAGCAAAGCCCAGCTCGTCAGATAGCACGTAAAAATAGTCGGTTCCGTTTACATTGTACAGAACTCCGTTAAGGTCGGTGTTGGTGTCGTACAAAGCGGGAAGCGACTGCTCATAGCCGCTGTAAACTTGCATAGTGCGGTTGGTCAACAGACCAGCACCCGCAACAATACCTCCCGACTGCTGCGTAAATGGTAGCCATCCGTCCGAGCATAAGAAGGACTGGTTGCTTTGGATTACACCAGAAGCGGGCGTTCCTGCATTCACGTAGTTAGACGACAAGGTAAACTTACACCATACCACTTCAGTTGTTGCCGTTTCCCAGTCGCTAATCGCTCCGTTCTTTAACACCGAAGCAATTTCCTCACGTATAAGGTCGCTAATTTCAAACGTAATAGGCGCATCGTCGATGCTCGTCTTGAATAGTGTGTAGTCAGCGGTTGGGCTTGATGCGCTACTACCTGTAAATATCCGCAAGGTAAGCGTAGCGTCAACGAGGCCGTCGTTAACGGCACTCCCCTTGGTTAGCGTTATGAAGATAGGCGACCTTGTTAACTGTAACGAGGCGGGAAAGGTGGCTATTGGAAGTCCCATTATTTACGTGTAAATGCTTGGAAGTCGTCTTTTGTTAGCTGGAATGCGGTTACGACCTCTTTCGGTAGTTTGTTAAAGTTTACTTTGAACGGGTTGCTAAAAAAGTAACTCGGCTTTATGCCGTTGTTGTACACGCTTCTTGCTATTAAGTATTGCAGCGACTTCCGTGGGATAAAACGCCCCTGCTTATCCCGAATGCCTTGAAGCCCCTTGCGGACTACCCATTGAGCGAATGCCTTGGGCGGTGGCATCTTATTGGTGTATTTGTACGGTGTATTGTACTTGCGCTTGACACCACTTACGCCCTTGTCTTGAAATTCCCCGTAGTCCTCCATTTCAAAGGTCAAGGAGAACGAATTAGGGCCTACGGATAGGTCGTAGTCCAACGAGTTGTAAAGCTCTTTAGAAGCGTTCTTTTTCTTCTTGGTAAGATTTTGCTTCGCCTGTTGGATTACCCGCTTGGCGAATTTGTTTAACGTGGCCTCTACCAATTCTTGACGGCTCATTAGCAAATAGAAATTTCAGTGTTTGGTACAATCAAGTCGAAGGTCAGGTTCCACCCAGTAAGCAAGTTCTCAAACCTTTCCGTGAATGGCTCGCAACTTACGTCTCCTTCGATTTCGTATTTGTCCGTGTACAGCGTGCCACGGCGTAACTGCGATTGCAGGCCGTTTAGAATTGCAAGCGTTGTATTCAAAATATCCTGTTGGTTGTCTACCCCGAAGAATGGCTCGTTTTGGTTTCTCAAATCTTGCTTGGTCTCATCCACGATGTCCATAGCCAATACCGATACATTGAAACGAATTACGTGATCGGAGAACGTGGCTTGGTTCACCATAATATGCGCCAGCGGGAATATGGTCTGCTTGTTTAAGTCCACGTCGAATATATCGCCAAACGTAACCACCTTCACCAGCGGGTGACTGGTTAGGTAGTCGTTTATTTTCTCGGTGGCTTGGTAGAAACTCCTCATAACTTTAATTTTTGCATTTCGATTTCGTTCTTCTCCTTCTCAAAGGTTAGGTAGGTTAGGCATTGATGAATAGGTAGTCGAGTGACTGCTTCAAACTTTGTGACGTCTCCTGTAGCCAAAGCATAGATGCTGGAATACCATCCCCATCGTTGTCCGAACTGCGCTTCTCTTGTGTAGATGTCTTCGCTTCCTTCGCCAAAGAGTTTAGTGTATGTTGCGCTAATACGTTCCCTAAACGATAAAAAAAAACCATCGCACCCAAGGCAACCGATACGGGCATTTGCTTAAACAGTTCCTCCCTGCCCTCGTCTGGTGTGTAGTCCTCGATGTCGTAGCGTTCGCCTTTCTCCTTGGTCACGGGTCGGTACAACACCGCCATTGCTCGGTGCATCGTAGCCCAGTCCTTCATATAGTTGTCAAGGTCAACAAACTCACCCAATGAAATATCGTTGAGTGCGGGAATGAATCCGTATTTAGTTCCCTTCAGCTCGAAGAACTTGGTAAGGTCTGGCTTTTGGTTTAGCGTCTTGCTTAATACGGTTAGGACGTTGTTAGCGTCCACCAAGCGAACCTTTGGCAAGTCGGAGAAAGGAACTTGGCAAAAGATTTCGAGCATCTTCTTTTGGCGAAATTCCTCGTCTCCTTCAATGCGAGCGAAGCGTTGGTATTGTTCCAACGTAATTTCGTCAAGTGAGGTAGGTACTACTAATTTCAGTTCCATAGGTAAATAACTCAACGGACGTTGTAACGACCATAGTTAGGTTTAGATAACTTATTTGCTACCGCATAACGTGCAGCGTCTATTCCGTGGTTGAATGCGTCTATCGGCTTATTAAGCAGGTTTCCGTTCTTGTCTTCGACCCACTTGTAGTTCTGGAGTTCTTTGATTAGGTTGCTGCTCCGTGGCGTTACGAATAGCTTATGCCGTTTTAGAATATCAATCCCCGAGTTCACGGAGTCGGCTCCCTTTACAGTTGGCTTTACGTTCCACCCGAAGCGGTGCAGCTCGTCTATTGACTTTGGCTCTGCGCTATCGGCAAAGACCTCATCCCTACGGTCTAAACTGAATGACTGAAAATGGGAATGAATGTCTCGGTTTGTGAGTCCAGTTCGGTAAACGAGTTCGTCAAGGTATAGGTGGTTGTCCAACTGGTAAACGGCCACGAGTGCTGTTGGGTCGTTGGTGTAACCGAAGTCAAGGCCATAGCTGATAAGTTTTGCATCTTGTGGTATTTCAGATTGCCCGAATTGAAAGATGGTTGCACGGCTCATACCACGCTCACCCAAGCCGTAGATACGCCAGTAGTCCTCGTCTGTATCTCGCAGGCGTTCGATTTCGTCAACAATGGACTTATCAAGAAAGGGGTTGTCCCTGTACGTTGTTTGGTAAAAGTCGCAATCCTCACGGGGTATAACTCGGTCGTAAATCCAGTGAAACGAATCGGAGGGGTTGTAGTCAATAATAATACGCCCATCGGTACGAAATACCAACTGCTGCCAGTCCTCGTAAAACAACTCGTTACCCTCGTTTATGTAAAGCAAGTTCCGCTTACGGCCACGTATCTTCTGGGGCTGGTCAAGTGAAATAAACTCAACAAGGTTTCCGTTTAGGTGGTATTCGTTGCTGGACTTGTTATGGTATTCCTCGTTGTACAATTCGTAGGCACGCAAAATATCGAGAAAGTCCCGCATAACCGAAGCCCGAAGCGAGGGGAACGACTTACGGCAAATGGTAATGGTCTTGCCTGTATTTCGGTAGGTATATTCAAAAATAATCCAGAGCAGGATATTGTAAGTTTTCCCACTCCGTGTACCGCCCTGCTCAACAACAATCTTCTTCTTGCTGCGTTGCAGGTGGTTAAATACCTTATTCGTTCGTATCTTCTCCAAGTACCTCTATTTGGAATAACTTACCGCCTACCGCATCGATTTCCTGACGCTCAACGTAGCCACGCTTCTTCCCCTTGGTTTTAAGAAAGAAAATGGTTGCGGTGGAGTTACCCTCTTTGATTTGTTTATGTAACTGGCTTTCTGCAAAGTCAATAGCAACGTCTGCGATTGAATCGACTGCTGCTTTGTATTCTGGGTCGCTATCCATCCAAAGGTAGTGCGTGGTTCTCCCAATTCCAACCGTCTTGCAAGCCGAGGTAACTACCCCCAACGATTTTTCCAATGCATCGAGCATTGCCTTTTTATGCTGTACAGTTTTGTCCATCTAAATCTTTGTTTTATATTTGTTTCACCTGCGAGGGAAGTGTAATGGTTGCACGCTTGGTATTCCAATCAAGAAGTGGCGTTCAAATCGACCCCCTCGCTCAAAGTAGCCCTCCTTTCTTGGGGGGTTATTTTTTGCCCCTTATACATACCTGCGCCCATTTCATCTATTTTGCTAAATGGTATAATAGGAACAGTTATTTTACAGGTCTTGTCTATTAGGTAAACGTAACGTAGTTGGAAGCCTGGCAAAGGTTTTGCTCCTAATTTCTTCCAATCGTTCCTCGTTCTATATTTATGCTCCAACCCCAAATCCTTGCATATTTTTTTTATTTGCGGCAAATCCCAATTAGCTTCTATTGTCATTCCTGCAATACGCTCTCCATTTGGAAAAACAAACAATGTATTATTTTCTCTAATGTTTGTTAGAATAAAACCGCTTGCTCTATAAATTGTACCATCGCCACACTGTGTGCCATCGCTAAAACTTAAAATCCATTTTATTTGTGGAGCATTCTTTTTAATTAGTTTAATACTAATTGCAATACACCTGCTTTCTGAATACCTTGGAAGGTAGTCGTCAAAGGCCATACGGTTTAATTCTAACATTTCGTTCCAGCCCGTATCTGCCACAATTCCCAGTATTTTACTTTTATCCAATGGGCTCCCGTAGCTCATAACCCCGTGTAGTTTTCCGTCTAAAAAACAACCAAAGTGCAAATTACTATTTGCAACAACCTTTCCAGAGTAGTGGTGTTTCTTTACGAACTCGTTGGCAATCTTTGCTGGGATTACCTTAACGATTATTTCCTTTGCTCTGCCCATTGCATAATAATTAAATAGAGTGCATTTCCATTTGAGTTCTCGTTACCAAAGGTTTCGCAGTATTTGTAGTCGTCTGTTGCTTTTATATCCGCAATAGCGTTCTTTATCTGCTCTGCCTGCTCATCTGCAAGGGTGAAGGTCATTTGCTGGAAGGGTGACTTATCCCCATCGGGTAGCGAAAACTCCTCGCCAAACTCCTCCGCCTTTAAGTCGAAGCCGCCAATATCCAAGCCCCAGTCAGTCATTAAAGCAGCATCCCATTCATTCGCCAGAATATCCCAGTCCCACTCACCGAAGCCAACGTTATCTTTGATTATGAACTCCGCCTGTTGCTCTGGAGTTAACTGGTCGGCAACAATAATCGGCACCTCGGTAAGCCCTGCGGCTTGGCACGCCTTTAATCGCATATTCCCACCGAGTACAACCATATCCTTGTCCACAACAATAGGACGCAGGTTTAGCATCTCGGGAAACTCCTTGATTGACTTTACGAGCTTTTTGAATTTATCGTCTTTGATAATTCGTGGGTTGCTCGTATTGGGAACCACTTGGGTAATTGGTACTATTTGCATTCCTTTTAATTTTATTTACAATACAACCAGCAGTCAGCAATCAAGATGCGATTTGGTAGCAACTCGTCCACCGCTTGAATTACTCCTTGCCAGTTCTCGTGGTAGTCGTCTCCTGCTAAATATCCGCCTTTTTTTACCTTGGGTAGCCATAGAGCAATATCCTC